ATTAGGAGATTAGATGGCAGAGAAACCATTACAGACCCCAGAAAAAATTGTTGAAGATTCTCCTTTAGAAGTTGTAGTAACTAATCCAGATGAGGTTGCACTATTAACTGAAGATGGTGGCATGATTATTGATTTTGAAGAAGGTGCTGAGTTCGGCACAGAAAGCTTTGATGATAATATCGCAGAGTTTATGGATGAATCAGACCTTGAATCATTGGCAAATGAACTTGTTGGTTATTACAACTCAGACAAAGAATCTAGAAAAGATTGGGAAGAAACCTACACAAAAGGTTTAGATCAATTAGGATTAAAGATTGAAGATAGAACTTTGCCTTGGCAGGGTGCTTGTGGTGTATTCCATCCTCTTTTAACTGAATCAGTTGTAAGGTTTCAAGCTGAAACTATTACAGAGTTATTTCCAGCCAAAGGACCTGTTGATACTAAAATTGTTTCAGATATAAATCAAGAAACTCAAGATCAATCTTCTAGAGTTAAAGATTATCTTAACTACTTGCTTACAGATAAGATGAGTGAGTACAGAACAGAAACTGAAAAAATGCTATTTAATCTGCCATTGGCTGGTTCTGCATTTAGAAAAATTTATTATGATCCAGCATTAGAAAGACCAGCAAGTATGTTTGTACCTGCTGAAGACTTTGTGGTTAGCTATGGTGCATCTGATCTTAGCACTTGCGATAGATCAACTCATGTAATGAAAAAAAGCACGAATGATATTCGTAAGCTACAAGTTATAGGTTTTTATAGAGATGTAGAACTACAAACACCATCTGCAGATTATTCTGATATACAAAGCAAGTATGATGAATTAACAGGCGATAGATCGTCTTATGACTTTGATCAAAGGCATATACTACTTGAAATGCAGATTGATCTAGACTTAGAAGGCTTTGAAGATAGAAAAGATGGAGAGCCTACAGGTATAGCATTACCTTATGTAATTACACTTGATTATCAATCAGGAACTATTTTATCTATAAGAAGAAACTTTTTAGAAGATGATCCTTTAAAGAAAAGAAGACAACACTATGTACACTATCAATACCTACCCGGTATGGGATTTTATGGTTTTGGATTAGTGCATTTAATTGGTGGTATAGCTAAATCAGCTACCAGTTTACTTAGACAATTAGTAGATGCAGGAACTCTTTCTAATCTACCCGGTGGTTTAAAATCTAGAGGATTAAGAATTAAAGGAGATGATACTCCTATTATGCCTGGTGAGTTTAGAGATGTAGATGTACCCGGTGGTGCTATTAAAGATAACATTACATTCTTACCATACAAAGAACCATCAGGAACTTTGTATCAGTTACTACAAAACCTAGTAGAAGAAGGCAGAAGATTTGCATCATTAGCAGATATGAAAGTATCTGACATGAACAACCAAGCACCTGTTGGAACTACACTTGCTTTATTAGAAAGATCGTTAAAGGTTATAGGATCAGTACAATCAAGGATTCATAACTCTATGAAACATGAGTTACGAATATTATCTAGAATAATTTTTGATTATGGTCCAACTGAATATCCATACGATATTAAAGGCAAAGAATTAATTAAAGAAGATTTTGATGGAAGAATAGATGTAGTGCCTGTTTCTGATCCAAATGCAGCAACTAAAGCACAAAGAATTATGCAATATCAAGCTGCGTTACAACTATCACAACAAGCACCACAGATGTATAACATGGAAGAATTGCATAGACAAATGCTTGATGTGCTAGGTATTAAAGATGCAGATAAGATTGTTCCATTAAAATCAGAGATACTACCTACAGACCCTGTATCAGAAAACATGAACTTACTAAACAGCAAACCTGTTAAAGCCTTTATGTATCAAGATCATGAAGCACATATTAAAGTACACATGGCTGCTATGAGTGATCCGAAGATGAGAGAAATGGTAGGGCAAAGCCCAAATGCTAATTCTATACTTGCAGCCTTTACTGCTCATGTAACAGAACATATAGCATTTCAATACAGAAAAGAAATTGAAAAACAAATGGGTGCTCCATTGCCACCACCTGATGAACCATTGCCAGAAGATATTGAATTGCGTTTATCTGAGTTAGTATCACAAGCTGCTGAAAGAGTATTAGCAGATAGTCAAGCTGAAGAAAGACAGAAAGAAGTACAAGAAAAACTAGAAGACCCTGTAATTCAGCAAAGAGAAAAAGAACTTGAGATAAGAGCATCAGAAGTACAAAGAAAAATGCAAACAGATGCAGAGAAGATTGCAGCAGATTTACAGAAGTCAAAAGCAAATCAAGAGATTGAAAAAGAAAGAATTGCATCACAAGAAAGAATTGCTGGTGCAAAAATTGGATTTGATGCTGCAAGTGATAATGCAAAATTGTCTAGCAAAGAAACTTTAGAAGGTGTTAAGATAGGAAAAGAAATTGTAGAAACACTTTTTGATGATAAAAAATAATGAGTGCATCACAAGAAAATATAGTTGAAGCGTTACAAAAAAAAATAAGAGAACGCATGAACGAACACGCAGACCACTTGAGTACAGGTGGCTGTCAGAATTTTGAAGAATACAGACACATGACAGGTATTGTGGCTGGATTAGCATTAGTAGAAAGAGATATACTCGATCTATTAGAAATAGCAACACGCCAATAATGGTGCAAGGACCTAGACCTTAATCTAGAGCAAGGAGATAAAATGACAAAACCTGCAAAAGAAATAAAAAATAAAGACGAAGAAATTCGCAAAGCAAAACAACTACCTGTACCTAAAGGGTACAAACTATTGATAGCTTTACCAGAAATAGAAGAAACAACTAAAGGTGGCATTATAAAAGCCAGTCAAACAATGAAAGTCGAAGAAGTAGGCTCAATTTGTGGTTTCGTTATTACTATGGGTGAAGACTGTTATCAAGACGAAAAAAGATTTCCAAATGGTCCTTACTGCAAAGAAGGTGATTGGATTATCATGCGTTCTTATTCAGGCACAAGATTTAAAGTGCATGGCAAAGAATTTCGTTTAATCAATGACGATAGCGTAGAAGCTGTTGTTGAAGACCCAAGAGGCATAGTTAAGGTAGTATAATGACAGAACAAAATCAAACCGCAAATCAAGAAGTTACATCTAATGAATTGGTTACTGAAACAATTCAACCAGAACAAACTACAAATGAAGATAAATTTTTTGGTGTTAAAACAACTATTGGAAAAACACCTGAAGATAGATTAGCTGAAAAACCAAAAGAATCTCAAGAAACTGACGAATTAGAAATTGAAGTTATTGATGATAGACCACCAGAAGATAGAAAACCCGCAAGAGTAAAAACTTCTGATGATAAAGATGATATTGAATCTGAAATTGAAGGTGTAGATGAGCAGGTTAAAAAAAGAATTAACAGACTCAAATATGAATTTCATGAAGAAAGAAGGGCTAGAGAAGCTACAGAAAAAGTTAGAGAAGAAGCTATAGCTTATGCTCAACAGATTCAAGAAGAAAATAAAAGATTATCAGCTTTAATAAATAAAGGTGAAGAAGCTTTATTAGGGCAAATATCTGCTAAAGCACAATCTGAATTAGAAAGAGCAAAAGCAGAATTTAAAGAAGCCTATGAAAGTGGCAACAGCGAAAAGATGTTAGCGGCTAATGAAACAATATTAAATTCATCAGTTGATCTTAAATCAGCAAATGAAAAAATTAATTATTACGAACAACAAAAACAAATACAGGCACAACAACCTGTAGCACCACAGCAAAATGTTGCACAACAATTTGCACCACCCGACCCAAAAGGTGTAAAGTGGTTACAAGACAATAAATGGTTTGGTAATCCAGAGCATAAAGACTTAACAGGTTTTGCATATGGATTACATGAAACATTAATTAAAGATGAAAATATTCTTCCTACAAGTGATGAGTATTATCAACAAGTAGATATTAGAATGCGTAAAGCATTCCCAGATTTTTTTGGAACTGAAAACCAAGCTGAGGACACCATCGAAACAGATGTTGTTGAAACTGCGAGTTCCAAAAAACCATCGAGTGTGGTAGCACCGGCAACCAGAAATAATGGTGCTATGCCTCGCAAAGTGCAGTTAACAGCAACTCAAGTCAACCTCGCAAGGCGACTTGGGTTAACACCAGAGCAATATGCCAAGCAATTAGCAAAGGAGAGCAGAAATGTCTGAAGAAAAAAATATTGAAGTAACTGAAGAAGTTACTAGAGCAGCAAGAGAAGCAGAATCTAGAGAAGTTCAAGCTAGACCAAAAACTAGCTGGGAACCACAATCTAAATTACCAAAGCCCGATCACCAAGAAGGCTGGGTATTTAGATGGGTAGCTACAAGTATTCTAGGTCAACCTAACAATGTAAATGTATCTGCAAAATTTAGAGAAGGATGGGAACCTGTGAAAGCAGAAGATCACCCTGAACTAAACATGATCTCAGATCATGGCTCAGAATGGGCTGATAAAGGTAATTTAGAAGTTGGTGGACTATTGTTGTGCAAGGCTCCAAAAGAGACTATGGCAGCAAGAGATGAATATTTTAGGCAACAAGCCCAGAACCAAATGGATGCTGTGGACAATAACTACTTAAAGGAAAATGATCCTCGTATGCCTCTATTAAAACCAGAACGCAAAACAAGGACTACCTTTGGCGGTGGCTCTAAATCATAATATTTTTTTGAGCTGCTTTTTATAACTTTATTTAAAGGAAATAGATATGTCAGCAACAGCGACACCAATGGGTGCTGAACCAGTCGGAACTTTAAGTGCTAGTGGCTCCTATACAGGAAAAGTTAGACACTATAAAATTGCGTCTAATACCGGCACAGCCATATTCTATGGAGATTTTGTTAAAATGACGAGTGATGGTGTGATAGCACTAGACACTGGTACAACTGCATTAACTCCAATAGGCGTATTCATGGGATGTTCTTATACAGACCCGAATACAAATCAATTAACATTTTCACAATATTACCCAGCTTCGACAGTAGCTAGTGATATTGATGCTTATGTTTTAAACGACCCTTTTGTTGAAATGAGAATGCAAGGTGATGCAACCTTAGCTCAAACAGCATTAGGAAATAATGCAGCAGTTGTACAAACTGCTGGTAGTACTTCTATTGGAAGAAGCAGAAACGCTTTTGATTCTTCTACTATTGCTACTACTAATACCCTACCTGTAAAACTTATTGAGTTCGTTGAAGGACCTGATAGTGCAGTAGGTGATGCATATACAGATGTAATTGTTATGTTCAATGTTGGACATCAATTATTAAATACAACCGGAATTTAATCCTTAGGAGGATAATATTATGGCAATATCACGCCCACAAATGATGAAAGAACTCCTACCCGGATTGAATGCTTTATTCGGTTTGGAGTACAACAAGTATGACGATGAGCATACTATGATCTACGAAACTGAATCTTCTGATCGTTCATTCGAAGAAGAAGTACAGTTAAGTGGATTTGGTCAAGCTACTGTAAAAGGAGAAGGCTCCGCTATTAATTATGATAGTGCTCAAGAGAGTTTTACAGCTAGATATAACCACGAAACTATTGCACTTGGCTTTGCAATTACAGAAGAAGCAATCGAAGATAATCTTTACGATTCTTTATCTGCTAGATATACCAAAGCATTAGCAAGAGCAATGGCTTATACTAAGCAAGTAAAAGCAGCATTTCCACTAAATAATGGATTTACCAATTCATTCCAAAGTGGCGATGGCATTAACTTATTTAGTGCAAGTGGTGATGGAGTAACTGGCGGAGATGGACACCTTCTTGTAGATGGTGGAAAGAACGACAATAGACCATCAACTGGTGCTGATCTTAATGAAACATCTTTAGAAGATGCAATCATTAATATCGCAGCTTTTAAAGACCAAAGAGGTCTGCTTATCGCAGCTAAACCTAAAAGACTAATTGTTCCACCAGCTTTACAGTTTGTGGCTACTCGTCTTTTAGAATCGCAAGACAGAGTTAGCACAGCAGATAATGATATTAATGCTATTCGTACCAATGGTGCGATACCTGAAGGATATATGGTTAACCATTATCTTACAGATACAAATGCATTCTTCATCATTACTGATGTACCTAACGGTATGAAGCATTTCCAAAGAACAGCTTTGGAAACTTCTATGGATGGCGATTTTGATACTGGTAATGTTCGATATAAATCAAGAGAAAGATATTCCTTTGGAGTTTCTGATCCTCTTGGAATTTATGGATCACCTGGTTCAAGCTAAGAATAGAACTATAAAGGGCAGTTTATCTGCCCTTTCTTTACTCTAGGGAATTTTTAATTTGTCTATCAACTGCCCTAGCAGACTTGCCAAGATGATAGATGTTTTCCTTTAGGAGGAAAAATGGCTAACACAACATTTAATGGACCAGTTAGGTCCGAAGGTGGTTTTGAACAAATCACAAAAAACAGTACAACAGGTGCTGTAAC